TAGATCATTTTACTTTCACTAACCGGTACCACTATGCCATCAACATTAGCTGTACCAGTAAAACTGACATTAGTCGATCCAACTGGCTGCTTTAATAATTCACGAACTGTCTCAAATACACCTACAGCGCTCGGTCTTGCTTGCAGCTTTAAAATACTTTCACTGTTAGCCGCTACTCGCTGATCACCAAAAGCAGAAACGTTCGCCACTGCTGATCCTTTAACGTTTACTGTTCCTGTAATTGACTTTATTACGATAGTTTGATTTGTTGGGTTCGATACCGCTAGATCAACATTAAATACTGGAGCAAATAAAGTACCACCTGGGCGTAAACTGCGAAAATTAAAAACGGCTTTTTGGCCAAATCGAAAACGCGATATAAAAAACAGCGCAGCTGCTCCGCCTATTAGTAATAAAATATTCCGCATTTTATGACTGCTGCGGCTTTTTGATCCTTGTCGTTTGTCTTTAGCTAAGTTACTACAAAATATTGATAAAAAAAATAATTTTGTAAATTTGTAGTTTTTACTTCAATCTAGACAGCGGCCATATAGAGCCGCTTAAGATTGAAGTAAAGTTACTAAAAAAAGTTGATATTTCGTATAAAAACAGGCTAAAAGTTATTAACACATTCACCTGTATTGACCTTTATTTAACAAAATAAGGTGTAAAAGCGTAAAAAAATAGCCCAGCGTAGAAACGCCGGGCTTTTCCTAAACCAACCCTGTCTGCTTATGTATTACAAATTTACATATTTTTTTGAAAATCGCGTATCAGCCATGTTCGGCACTCAAATTTTTTCGTTTCCTTGTCGTACCAGTTAATATACCAAGCGCCCAAATCGAGGCAAAATTGGCCAAATTTAGTCCTATTAGCTATGTTCCGGTATTTTCTCGGTCTTTTTGTCCCTGGCTGAAAAAAAACTATCGCTGTCTCGTATTTTTTGTTCATTTTGTACTATTTTAGCAATGAATACAGGTGATTGCGGCAAGTTCCGTAGTCGTTTGTCTGGGCCGGTCGAGTTTACTCCCGGCCCTTTTTTTTACCTAAAAAGGCAGGTCATCGGTCTGATCTTCGCCTTGACTAGCCTGCGGTGTTAACGGCACCTGACCTTGAACCGATAGCGTATTTAGATCCTGCATTTGTTGCTCGCTGAATAAAATTCGCAAATAGTTCATGCCCGATTTGCTAGTATTGACCCATCCGCTCATTCTAAATTGCTTGCCATCGATTGAAGCAGTCCCGGTGTAGTCTGGCTGCGTTGGCTTATCCTTTTTTTGCTTAAAAAGGCTGCCGCTGTTGTTTTTTGTTTCCATAGTTTGAATTTGTTCAGATACCTCTGTCCCCAGGTTAAGTTTTTTATATTTCTCGCGAATAATCATTGGTACTGTATTGACCCAAGTAATTGAATGATGCAATCTCTGATTAGTAGTTACCATCATTGATACCTTAACCGAAGACGGCATCATCATAACCGTTGTAAACGATTTGCAGAATGTTCCGTATTGTAAGTATGCGTCAGTCATACCACCGGCTGTTTTTTGAGTTGCCGCCTGTGTTAATTGTACCGACGTAAATGTAAAAAATAACCCACCTCTTGATCCTATTGTAACGTATGCGTTTACGTCCTCGTTTAATTGACCTAAAAATTGATATGGCCTATTAACGCTACAAAAAAACGAGTTCATAGCCTTGCGTTTTAATTTAGTACCAGCGAACCCACCTATATGATCACCGCCTTGCGAAAAAGCTATTGACAGACAATTTGGAATGTTTTTCATAAATTCAATAAATGTATCAAAAACCTTGTTAATGTTTTTAATATATGGACCTCTTTCGTATCTAAATGAAAAACCTGTATAGTCGTCATCTAGTACCAAAAAATATTCTTTATTTAATTTTTTAGCTATATCAAAACAAGCGTTACGGGCGTGTGTAGTCGTTCTACGGTTATCAAAATTATTGCCTTCATCAACTAGATCCGCCATCGCTTTTTTATCGAATACAATTACCTTATGCTCGCCAAACTTTCTTTGATATTTATTTATTGTAGCATCTTCGTTATCTAGTATTAAATACCAGTCGCCGCTGTACGCGCACTTTTTTAACGAATTTAAAGTAAGTATTTTATCTGGCCTGCCGTGTGTTATAATAAACACTACAAAATTATTCGCCATATTCCTCTAAATATTGTTTGCGTATGTCGTCAGATAATTTTACATAACCGTATTCGATGGCCTTTTCAAAATCTATTATCACAAGCGCGCTGCGTTCCATTAGCTGCTGCATCTCTTTTGAGGCATGTGCATAATAGTCTGCAATTTTTTCGTAATTAAATACAGTATGCCGCCTTGCCGCGTCTATTAAAAAATTTTTTTCGTCATAAGACAAATTACTTGCCTCAATCTCTTTCATTAGCCGATGCGTTTTAGATTTGTCGCATAATTCTAATAAATAAGGCTGCTTATTTTTTGGCTCATATATCGGTGCTCCTATCTTTGTTGTATATTTTTGATCATCGCCGGGTGCAAATTCCTTTCCGAATAAGTTAATTTGTTTCATTTTTTTGTTTTTTTATTAGGTATAGGCTGAATTGGCTCGATATACACTACCTGTTTCCATTGCCCGTTAAAATTGCTAATTGCTATTGGCTCAAAGTCCTCATCGCTACGAAGATATTTTGGTCGTAAAACAAATTGCCCTACGTCTCTGTTTTTTTCAACTATCATTGTCGACTGGCTCCACCTGTCCGTGTTACTACCTAGGTGGCCAAGCGTTTCACCTTGCCCCTTGCCTAAGTGTAAAACGCCTATCAATAAAATATCGTATTGCTTTGTTATTCTTTTAAGCCAGTTTGTAACAAGCCTTGTTTCGCGTGGGTCGTTATAGTCCAAACACAGATCCAGCATTCCGTCGACAAAAATACAGCTGCAGTCTTTATTTTCTATTAAATACTGTTCGATCATTGCTCTAATTTTGCTCGGCATATCTTCGCGTAAGCTATATGCGTCAAAAGTAGGCGGCAAGGACTTTTTTTCAGCTAGTGTAATTATTTTATCGACTTGCCGATAAAAGTCAAAGCTGCTCATTTCTGTATCAAAATACCCGATCCTGGGCCGGTCGTAAGGCAATTGTAGTTTCATTCCCCATATTGTTTGAAAAACAGGGATCATAGCAGATGCGGCAACAGCTCCAATATACGTCGACTTGCTTGCTTTAGGCAAGCCGCTAAATACGATATAACTCTGTAAACAGCCAACAGTTTTACCTTGTATTGTAAATATTGGAACCTGATCGATAGGTTTGTTAGCTGGGTCATATCGCCTGCTTTGTAAAAGTTCCCGTATATCGTTTGCCATTATGTTACATATTCCAATAGCTAGATAGCCACAACATAAATAATAGTGTAATGAATAACCACGTTTTTGGGTTATTCAATAATTTGTAAAGTGCTTTCATTAGGTTTTTCATTTAATTCTTCTAGTAAATTTTTTGCAGTGATAATAGCAGCCTGGATAGGTGTAATTGCTTTGCCTTTGTCGGCTAATGGGTGTTTTTTTCCAAGATCCAAATACGTTGGCAGTAGCTGAATTGCAAAATACTCTAGCTTAGACATACCAGGGATTGGTGCTACAAATCTGCCTAAATTGTCCTGTGCTACTTGTGGCGGGAACGCCGGGTGGTTGTGATTTTCCATTTTTTAAGTGTTTTTATTGTATAGTAAATAAAAAAAGACGAATGAATAAAAATATATGCTGTGCAAAATAATGGCAAGCATACAAAAATTAAAAATAAAATTTCGAGTAAAATTTTAGCCAATCTCATCTGGGATCGTATTCACGTTTACGATAACACGCTGATAGTAGTCGATACTGTCTCCAATAAGTACACGCAGCTCCATAGCCAGGTTAAAAGGGATCAGCGATTGATCTACAAGTGCCCTAGTACCGCAGTCGTAAGTAAACTCAATTTTGATCCTAGATTGATCTAAATTTCTGCCTAAAAACTGTAACGTACTAATTTTTTGCTGTAATTCGCGAATATAAGCCTCGCGATCAGTTAAGATTGCCATAAGTTCTTTAATTAAGGTTAGTAAAGTCGTTTGTCAAAACAAATTTATAGCACTTTTTATGATATAAAAAAAAAAAAATCTACTCTGTAACAGAGTAGATTGTACAATTGGTTGAATTTTAAGTATTTATGACAAAAAAAGTTCTTTTTCTAGCTTTCTACGTCGTACTAAACCAGGCAATTTAACGCGTTTAGCATATACCCAACGATCAAATTGATTAGCAACTATACGCTTGTCGGTCTTGTTATTAAGCAATTTTAGCATTGTACTATCGGCAAAGGCGGTAGGTCCAACGTTGTATACAAAGCTAGTTAGCGCGTCTAATTGTCGTGCATTTATTGGTACCTTAACCATCTTTTTTACACTTTCCCGAACCTTTTCAGTATCTAGACGCAACCAGCGTAGCGCAGTTGCTTTATCTATCTTATCGCCTAGCTTTATTTTTCTACCGGTATCAGGGTTGCGAGTAGTTCCATAACCGATTGTAGGTATGCCGACGGGATCTAAATACGCGTCAAGATATTCGCCTTCAAATTCTTTAATGATAGTTTCCGCTTTCACTCTTTTAGATAATAAAAGTAACAACGCTAATGCGCCAATAACAATATATTTTTTACCTTTCAAAGTTCTGTTTTATCGTAATCTTTAGCAACGGCAAGTCCAAAACCAGCTCCGATAGTAGTAATTCCACTTACCAAATCGCCTTTTAAAATAGCCGCAATGCCACCTACAATAGTAGCAAAGCCAAAAAATGTCGTTTTCCAGTTCTTAAATAGCTTTTTCATTATTCTTTAATTAAATGTTCAAGTAAAATATCCAATTTTGTTTCTACCCTTGTTAGGCGCTGATCATGATCGTCATTTTTAGCGATCTTATCTTCTAGCGACTTTACGCGCTGGTTTAGTACGGCCCAGGACGCGACAAAGCCACAAAGGCTGCTAATTACTATCGTTGCTACTTGCAGATCCATTTTCATTTAGTTTTTTACTTTCCTCTGCTATTTGGTTGTTAATCTCGCGCAGCTTATTTTCTAAAAAAGTAATGTTTGCGATTAGATCGTAAGCTGTTGCTTTTAGTTCCTGTACGTTTGTCATTTTTTTAAGGTATTAAGGTTAAATTTAATTGCGTACAAATATACTGATAAGCAGCTAAATTAACGTCGGCTGACTGACCCCACTCATCGTATGCAGCGCCGGTTATTGTCGTGTTGCCGCTTTGTACAATAGTTTTTACCGTTTCCGTTTCTGTTTGTACGTCTTGGCTAATTACGCTGCCATTTTCATCGTAAATATCCCTACTCTCGGTATTTGTAATAATAGTTACAAGGCTAATTTGCCAAAAAAATTGCGCATAGTCGCTTAAATTATCATTGACTATTGAAGCATCGATGTGGTTCGCGTTTACTTGCTGTCCGTCTTGCCAGATAGTAACTGGCTGTATTGAATATCCCATATATTTAGTATAAAAATAAAGCATAAGTAAATGTGGAAGCATTTAACGAACTCATAGCATAACTTGCACTAAAACCAGTTTGTCCAGTAACCTCACAAATAATCCTTGCACTATTTGTAAAATCATAAGACGATGCAGTAATAGTCGTTCCATGTCCTATTGATGGGTCTGTTGTTTTTGCTGAAAAATTGCAAATAATACCAATAAAATACATACCAGCAGCGGCAACGTATGTACTGCTAAATGCCTTAGATTGCCAACTGTTTGCAGTAGCTTTCCATATATTGCCGTCATTAGTTGTACTTGCTACCAAAGTAATTGTACCACCGCTATATGAAAATAAACCAATACCATTGTAGTTATCGGCAGTATAATTACCTTGCGTTCCTTGATACCATTTTACACCAGTTAACGTAGCCCCTACTGGTAAATAATATCCAATAAAATATATTGTACCATCAAATAATGACTTACTATTTATTACAATATTTGATAAATTCATTGGATTGTAACCAATAATTGCACTACCTAACGCAGTAAAAGCTAAATTTGTCGCAATATTTTGGTCAGTTAAATTAAATTCTATCCCTACATCGTTTTTGTAATATAAATTATTATCTGTCTTTGCATAAATTATACCAGTTCCGCTGGCTGGCGTAGCTGGTGCTGCTTGTTCACTTATTACGACATTTGTTGCTTTTGCAGATCCATTAACTTGTAAAGCCTCGCCTGAGTTAGTCGTGCTTTTTATGAGCAAATTGCCGTTAAAGTAATTTAGATCGCTTGCGCCTTCTTGGTAAACTCCCCAGCGGTTAGTATAAGTAAGTGTACCTGTTCCGGTAGTTTGGTCGTTAATTAAAATTCCATAGTTATTAGTAACATTTATCGCACCAAGACCGATATTGTCCGGGAAGCATACGCGCAAGCCAGCTAAGTGCGTTATAGTTCCAGCAGAACTTCCAGCAAAGCTATAAACACTACTTAAAGCGCTAAATGCGCGTACTGTACTGCCTTGTGTGATTGTAAGTGTACCAGCTCCAGTAAAGTTAATACGACTATTACCCTCAAGTCCTTGCCTAGTACTGGTTGGTACTGTAGTATTTCCGCCTAAATTTAATATCAGATAGCTATTTATACTACCTATTGCATTTGGGCCAGTAAAATTAGTTCCGTTGGGTACAGTTATTGTGTAACTAAATAAACTACCAGTAGCGCCTCCGCTACTATAAGTTTCGAGTGCGCCATAAGTAGCTTTGTTCGTTGCAGATTGATATTCTGCTGCATTATTATTTAGAACACCATTGTGCAGCTCAAAATAATTAAAACCGC